TTAGGAGTATCGTCATCATCTTTTTTCTTGTTCTTCTTGCGAGGCTTACCGCCCACATAGGTTTCGTCTATTTCTGCAATCAAGCCCATGAATTCCTTAGGGATTAATATACAACACGATCCTAAATATTCCCCTTACTAACATATCTTTCGAATTCCCCCTGATCAAAAACATGTTTTAAGTTGTTTTTACCTGATTGTCCTATGAGCCATTGTTTAGCTCCTTTTGTGTATCCTCCTCCATCTAAAACAATGATGGTCGGATATTCGTTAATTTGAATAGATAAAACAAGGAAGGGATATTTTTCTTCAACGCTTCCTCTGGACGCTTGCCATTTGCATTCTATTACCAAGCCATTTGGAAATTTACTTGGGTTAAGCAACATAAAGTCGCATCTTCTCGTTTTATTGTAAATATCTCTTCCTATCTCAACTTCTTTAGCATATATGCTTTGTCTTAATCCTCTCATAGCAAACAAATGATGGTTTTCAACTTCTTCATAGTCTGCATTTCTAAGAATGCTTTCAACGCAATAAGCTAAATCATCCCCAGTTTTATTCGCACTTAATTTTGACATTGATAACTCACTATGATTAACTCAGTTAATGGTTTCCTTCCTTCTACCTTACAATTTATGTTTCTGGGAGCTTGAATTTCATAGATATAATATTTGCTGTAGAGCTTACGAATAAAGTCTGTATCTGAATTTGATATCATGACATGGCAACCCATCTTGCTCCATTTATCAACATAATTTCTTAGTTTTTCTTGTTCCTCTTTTCCAAAACCTGAAGCTGAATAATTTGAAAAAGTATCATCATAAGGAGGATCGCAATAAATAAAATCCCCTTCTTTTGGGTCTATTTTTTCAAAGCTGTATTTTTTCAAAACAGCCTTTTCTAATGTTTTATGAGCTAACATGATATTATCAATATCACAAATAAGTGGATTTTTGTAACTGCCTCTTGGCACATTAAATTTCCCTGATTTATTGACTCTATAAAGCCCGTTAAAGCACGTCTTGTTAAGGTAGATAAATCGAGACGCTGTTTCTATAGAGTCTTTGGAAATATATTTCCCTCTTATTTTGTAGTAATAGTCTTGTTCTTCGTGCTTCCTTTTGTGAGCTTCTAATGACTGTATAAGAGCATCAGGATTATCTTGAATCATTTTATAAGCCAAAACAAGCTCTGCATTGACATCTGATAACCACGCTTTTTTTATCTTGTCAGAAAGATTAAAGAAGACAGCCCCACCTCCTAAAAATGGCTCGTAATAGTCATTAAAAGAAGTAGGAACAAATTTTAATAGCTCTGAAATAATCGATCGTTTTCCACCAGCCCATTTTATAAAGGGCAACGCTCTTTTGTGTGAAAAATAAGATGATTCAGTATAAGAGATAAAAGCATCAAGAATTTTTTCAGCTTCTTTCATGCAATTAAATCCTTGTATGAAAGACGAGAAAACATCCCGCCGTTTAGAAGGATAGAAGCTCTTTCTCCCTCAGATACTTTTTTAGTGTTGAGTCTAAATACAAACTCGTCAAGGTAACGCTGAGTGTGCTTTTTACTCCAGTGATGATAAATGCCAACATATCCTCTTTTAAGCAAAGCCCATACAGATTCGATGCTGTTCGTGTGGCAATTTCCTCTTTTATATTCTCCCTTTGAATGATTAACGCGAGAGAGCTTATAAATGTCATCAAGCGTACTATAACCTCTATGATCGTCAGCATTAACAGAAGAACCAAGAGCAACATTACGAATCATAAGAGGGAGAACAGTTGAAGAACCAGCAGCATGGACATGAAAGGCTTTTACGTTTCCTTGTCTTTCTTTAATGCCAAAAGCGACTGACTTTGTTTTGGTTGATCGCCCTTGAGTGTTTTTAACTCTTTTATCCTTGTGCTTATTCTTTTCCTTGCCTCCGATATATGTTTCGTCTATCTCAACATCATTTCCCAATAATTCTTCCATACCAATGTTTTTAGCAGCATTCCTGATTCGATGAAGCATAAACCATGCCGTCTTTTGAGTAACTCCTATATCTCTTCCTAACTGATAACTGCTGATGCCTTTTTTGTGAGAGGTCACAAGATAAATAGCAATGAACCATTGAGGAAGCATTTTAATGGGAGAATCTGTAAATATCGTGCCTACAGTAATTCTGAAAACACGTGTACAGTCTCCACACCGATGCCTGATAGAATCAGAGTAATGATATATCTTTCGTGTCGATCCGCAATGAGGACAGAACGCCCCATCCTTCCAACGAATGGACTCTATCTTTTTAAGACAGGATTTTACTGTTTTGAATTTTTGAGAATATGAAATAAGATTGCTCATGAGACGACCTAAATTTATTATATATCTCACTATACGAAGATATTTTTAGATCGTCAAGTATATTAATCCCCTTTTTCATTATTTTCACTTCGATGTCTATTTTTGTGTGGGGTGTAAGAAGAAACTCCTGTCTCTATGTTTTACACAGAGAGGGGCACCACACATATTTTTCTACATCATGATCGTGTCATTATTAACACATTAAGTCAAGAGCCGTTGCAATATTGACACACCCTTCTTTGGTGGATTAAGATAGTTCTGAATTCAACGATTCCAATCGTTAAAAACAACGATTAACCGATTAAATGACACACCCTAAAAAGCCCTCTATCAAAAACGATTCCAAGAAATCTCGGGAGCAGAATCGGGGCATTTCCACTAATCCCGAAAAACCCTGGCTTTTTGGTCCCAATAATAATGCTAATCCTGAGGGAGCAAAAAGAAAATCTCTTGCTTTCAAACGCACACAACTGACCCATTTTTTTCTTGATAATGCAGCAATCCATTGGGAGGATGTTCTCAAGACGATTAATGAGAAAGCATTGCAAGATAAAGATACGCGTATTCTTTCAATCATTTTGGAACATTCTCTTGTCAAGCAGCCTGCGGGGATGGCTAGCGAGTCTAAAGGTGAAAGCGGAACAGAGCCTACAAGAAAACAACTTAATGACATCATCAACTCTTAAACAGCATTCCGTTGATAAGAAGATCGCAGCAAAAAAGCGTCTTGCAATTATGGATGCTGCAGAGTCTCTTCACGACTTTTTTCGTCAAGCGTGGCCTTCTATGGAAGGCAACACGCCTTTTATTGACGGGTGGCATATTGCCGCCATTGCCGAGCATCTGGAGGCGGTTTACAGACGTGACATCAAACGTCTGCTCATTAACATTCCACCGAGGTCAGGCAAGTCTTCTCTCATTTCTGCTGCTTTCCCCGCATGGGTGTGGCTTCAGAATCCTCAAGAGAAGTTTATGTACGCCTCTTACGCTTCTGCTTTAGCGTTGGAGCATTCCCTCAAGTGCCGCCGACTCATTGAGTCGCCTTGGTATCAGGCGCGTTGGGGCGATCTTTACCAGTTAGCATCGGATCAAAACGCCAAGGGCTTTTTTGAGAACACCGCCGGCGGGTATCGCATTGCAACCTCAGTTGGTGCTTCTGCCACAGGACGAGGTGCCAGTATTTTGGTGTGTGACGATCCTAACAATGCCAAGGATGGAGAATCTGAGGTCAAAAGAGACAGCACCAACCAATGGAAAGCGCAGGTGTGGTCAACGCGTTTAAACGATCCTAAAAAGGATTGCGAGATTGTCATCCAGCAGCGCATTCATGAACAGGACGTATCGGGCATCATTTTAAGCCATGATGACCGGGGGGAATGGGTCAAGTTGATTCTGCCCATGGAGTTTGAGTCTTCTCATAGAGCAAAAACCATTGTTCTCCCTTCTACGGAGGGTAAAGTTTGGGAAGACCCCCGTATGGAAGAAGGGGAGCTTTTGAGTGTGGCGCGTTTTGGCAAACAAGAAATTGACCGCTACAAGACAGAATTGGGATCGTATGGCTATGCAGGGCAGTATCAACAACGACCCGCGCCAGAAGAAGGGGGCATTTTCAAAAAAGCCTGGTTCAAATGGTGGAAGAACGCCACGCCTCCTGATCTTCAAATGCTGGTGCAGTCTTGGGATACCGCCTATTCAGAAAAACCCACATCTGACTACAGCGCGTGTACCACCTGGGGCATCTGGGAAGACCAGAACGAGATTGTGAACGTAATCCTCCTCGGTCTATGGCGGGGACAAGTGGGCTATGAGGAATTACGGAAGAGAGCGCAACGTCTTCATTTTGATTACCGGGATACGGGCAAGGAACGCAATGCGTCCCTGAAGGGGCGTGAGGTGGGGATGTGTCTGGTGGAAGCCACAGGGTTTGGGGATCAGCTGATCAAGGATTTAAAACAGGCGCGTATCACCGCCCTTCCGTTTGTTCCCAAACCTTACGGCGACAAGACACGGCGCGCTCATCTGGTGTCGCCTTTGGTAGAAGGAGGCGTGGTCTGGCTTCCTGCCCAAGCTCCTCATTTTCAAACATTGCTCCCCTTTGCGCAGGACTTCGAACGCTACGCCGCCATTTTTCCGAAAGCAGATTCACGAGATGTGATCGATACCATGACGCAGGCATTGATTCGCTTGAAGGATGGATTTACATTATCCCATCCTCATGACATTGACCGCACCCCCCAAGAAACCTATCGACCAGCAAGAGGATATTGATAATGAAAGAAATGACAGCAGATAAACCTTATGCTGAGGATGAAATTTATAAAAATCAGATGGTACAAGCTTATCTTGAGGTGTATGGGGAGTGTCTACCAGGAGAGGTTGTTGTTTGTTCTAAGGAAGCTATTGTGCAGAGAGAAGAATCATCTGTTCAGAAAGAAAGTCACAGTATAAAAATACCCAAGCCTAAAAAACTTGGGTATTTCTAAAAGAAACCTGACTGCTTCGCAAGTGCTTCGGTAGGTGCTTCGATTTTGTCTCGCCCACTGTCTCGATTTTCAGGTGTCTCGAAAGGTTATTTTGAAGGCATCAATGCACAGGAAAGTAAAAATCCGTTGTTTTCAGAATCGCTTCTATGAAAGATGCCGTGTCTTTTTTGGAAAGCAGCTTGACTTTTGAATAATCCAACACAGACAATCCTTTTTTCTTGAGCCTCTTTGCACAGTCAGATGCGTTTGCATTCGCACACACAAACAAAAAAGATGGCACATGCCTTTCCTCAATACTTTGGTAAGGCTGGAAAATATGTCCCATGACCTGTCGGCTTTCCTGAAAAGACAGGATGTGAATCATGATGAATTCCGTACTGGAAACAGGAATCACTGTGTATATTTTTTCCACATTTTTTTGAAATTGGTCAAAAGTCATGGAGTTCCTACTTTGGTAAATATATCTTATAATCCTGTGTATAAATATGTTAATATCTTGTTCATAAGATTGTTTATAACCTGTGGATAATTTAGATACTTTCAATGGTTTCACACGCACAAAGAAATTTTACACAAAAAAACTCTGGAACACAAAGCGAACCTTTCCCTGCAAACGAGGATGATGGATTACTGCACCCTGATGATGTGCGAGAAATTGCCACTCATGCGGACGGCTCGTCCATTTACGAAATCGGCGAACCTGACCTTCCTGAGGAACAGCAGGAAGAAGTATTTTACGACAATCTTGCCCAAACACTGCCCGATGATGTGCTGGACAGACTGTCGGCTTTTCTTTTGGAGTGCATTCAGGAAGATATTGATTCCCGCAAAGAATGGATGGAAGGAATTGAGAAAGTTCAGGAATATCTTGGCTTTTCAATTGAAGATGTTAAAAACGTTCCGTTTCCTCGCGCCTCCGGTGTCTTTGATACCACCTTGTCCACCGCTTTGATTCGTTTCTATGCCACGATGCGGGCAGAGTTTTTTCCTCAAGAAGGACCCGTTCATATTGAAAGTCGTGACGATGCTCCAACTCAATGGCAGGCACAAGCGGATCGCGTCAAACAATGGATGAACCATTACCTGACGGTGGAAGACAAAGGGTATTACGCGGATGTTGACCGATCTTTGCTGTATCTGGGCTTTTACGGTAGCATGGTCAAGAAAATTTATTATGATGAACAAAAAAGGCTTCCTGTGAGCCGCTTTATTGTTCCCCGCGACTTCATTGTGGACAATGATTGTCTCAACATCATGGAATCGGAACGACTGACCCATGTACTCCATTTGTCCCGCCGCGATATTCTGTTCAATCAGGCAAACGGCTATTACAAAGACGTGGAGCTTCCTTACTTGAAGTCAGGGCAAGTCACGGCAGAGGATGACAGTGAAACCAAAGACAAGAAAGAAGACGTGGATGTGTCATCCTATACCTATCGGTCTTTGTTTGACGTGTATGAAATCCATACCTATCTTGCTCTTGAGGATTTTGTTACACCTGACGGGGATGACAGCCACACGCCTCGTCCTTACATCGTAACGTTGTGCAAGAATTCCAAGAAAATCCTGCGCCTGACCCGCAACTGGGCAGAAAATGATCCGTCTTCCCAAAGGATCAACAATTTCATTCAGTATAGCTATTTACCGGGCTTTGGCATTTACGGGCTGGGTCTTGCTCATTTACTGGGAACGAATGCCTTGACCCTGACCAAACTGCTCCGTCAACTGGTGGATGCAGGCTCCTTTAAAAATTTGCCGGGGGGATTGCGCACAAAAGGTGTTAAACAGCAGAAGACGGACTTGATTGTCGCCCCTGGACAATTTGTGGAAGTGGACACCGGGGGTGTTCCTTTGGAACAAGCCTTCATGCCGTTGCCGTATTCAGAGCCCTCTCAGGCTTTGAGAGAGTTGCGTCAGGAGATCATGACCCAGACCCGCGAATTAGCGGCGACCAGTGAAATGAATGTGGCCAGTGAGAATCCGAACGCCCCTGTGGGCACAACGTTAGCCTTGCTGGAGGTGAACCAGCGTGTGCAGTCAGCGGTTTTTCGATCTTTTTACTTTTCTTTAGGTCAGGAATTCCAGTCTCTTTACGCCTTGTTTCAGCAAACGATGGAAGGGCGGAACTTTTCCCATCAGGGAGAAGAGCGGCATATCCAGGGAGAAGATTTGCAGGAAGATTTTACCCTCACGCCCATTGCTGATCCGTCTCTTGATTCAAAAACCCATCGCATCGCCCGGGCGGAAACGTTGCTGAAAGTGGCGGAAAGCAGTCCTGATCTTTACAACATGGAGGCTGTTCACCGCCGTTTTTGTGAAGCCATCGGTGTTCAGAATGTGGACAAAATTCTGAAATCTGAAACAGAGACTGTCCCCCCTGCCGATCCTGTGACGGAAAATATGCAGGCGATGAAAGGCAATCCCCTCAAAGTTTACCCTTGGCAGGATGACGATGCGCACATGGTGGTTCATGCCCCTTTTGTGGAAGAAAATCCTGCGATGAAAGCCCATATTCAGGACCACCGCGCCAACAAATATCTCAAACAGATGCAGCAGGTCATGGGCTTTGAATTTCCATCCCTTGAACACTTGCAGAATAATCCCGCCCTTCAGAACCATATTGCGTTGATGGCGGCGCAAGCCACGATGGCCTCTCCTCCTGACACAGGAGCAACGCCAAAGCCTGTTGATCCCAATGCCGTGATGATGGCGGACATTCAGCAGAAAGCGATGGAATCCCAGGCACGGGAACGCATCGCCAATCTGAAAGCGGAGACCGATGTTTTCAGAGCGCAACTGGATTTTGAGAAGGAAAAAGCAAAAATCGAGTCTCAGGAAGAGATCGCCGAATTGAAGGCGGAAACCGAATTAGAGAAAGAGGAGATGAAAAATGAACACGCGCAGCAAAGAGAGACGGGCAGGTTACCAGGGCAAGCCTGATGCCATGCGGGAAATGGCAGATAAATTGATGGATCATCCCGGGCATGCTCCCGATGTGATCTTGTCCCAAACAGCCCACCAGCTTCAAGCCATGCGTCCTTACAAAAAAGGCGGACATGTGGAAGCCCCTCAGAAAGATTGCTTCGCCGCAGGGGGCGTTGCCAAAGTGCGGTTAGGCATGGCAAGCAAAAGCGGCAAGCCCCAGATGTCCCGCAAGAAAGTCTGCGCCTGATGTTAGGGGAAAGAATCCTGAAAAAACTGCGGGAAGAAAGGGACAAAAATCTACGGCTTTTGCTCGATCCCCAGCATGTGGTGAATTTTGAGCATTACCGCTTTTTGACAGGAAAAATGACAGGACTGACGCAGTCCATTGAGATATGCGTGGAATTTTTTGGAAAGGATGATGATGACAGTGACATATTTTGATCCCAACGAAGGGATGGATTTGGAAATCTTGAGCAAAGAGGCAGAAATTGCCCGCTTTGAAGGTGTTGAGACGCAGGGATTTCAGTTGTTAGTGCTTTTATACATCCCACCTAAAAAACACAAGGGGATTTATATTCCCGATGCGACCCATGATGACTATCGGTTCAGAGCTTGTACAGGATTGGTGGTGCAAAAAGGACGAGACAGCTACGGCAAGCGGTTTGATTCCCTAGCAGACCACAAAGTATGGTGCAACATTGGTGACTGGATCGCCTTTCCACGGCATGAAGGTATTCAGCTCAAAATTGATGGCAAGGAATGCCAGTTTTTGAATGATGCCTCTGTTCTTGCCAAAATTGACGATCCAAGACGGATTATGAGGTAGCAACGATGAATAATATCAATACGCCCGATCCTATGGAATCCACAGCCATCGGCATGACCGCCGAATCCGCCCATGAGCTTGAGAATGAAAATACCATGAGTCTGATGCAGGACGCTTTTCAGAAGATCGAAAAGCTCAAGCAGGGTGAGACGCTTGACGAAGAAAAAGGCGAACAGGCTGAGGAAGAACCTGAACCCGATCCCGATCCTGTTGAAGAACCTGCATCGGAAGACGTGACACCTTCTGCCGAAGAACCACCTGCGGATGATAAGAAAACAAAAAAACTTTCCGCCTGGGATATGTACAAGCATGAAAAATACCGCCTGCTGGAAGAAAAGGAAAGGTTGGCGCAAGAAAATCAGCGGTTAAAAGAACAGCTGGAAGAATCCGTTTATAACGGCACGTACCATTATGGCAAAAGTGCCTACGCTGAATTGGATAAAGCCATTGATGCCAAGAAGAGAGCTTTTGAAGAAAGCGATACGGATGCCATGATAAAAGCGGATGTGGCACTCATCAAGGCGCAACGGGGTGTAGACGACCTTGAATCGTGGATGGACGCGGAAAAGCGCAAAGAACCACGACCCTCTGAAACGCCCTCAACGACAGGTCAACCCACCTATTCGTTGTCCGCTCCGCAGGCAGCCATGATTCAGGATTGGTTTCAGGAACATCCTGATCTGAATCCGTATTCTGCTTCCTATGTCAAAGACAAAGCACTCAAAGTGATCGACTTCCTCGATTATATAGATGGTTACATTGCTCAAAACAATTTGCAGCATACGTTCATGTCTCCTGATTATTTTGAGGCGATTGAAAATTTCATCCATGATATGGAACAGCCTAAAAAAAAGACACAGCCATCAACACCGCCCCCTTCTGTGGCAGCGGTTAAAAATGCCTATGGACAAAGCGGTATGAACGGCAATTCCAGGCCGAAAGTGCTCGTGACCTTGACCGCCGATGAAAAACGCATGGCGCGCAATATGACCCTGAGTGAAGAAGAATGGGCAAAATATAAATCCGAAGAAATGAAATAGGAGTAAAAAAATGACATTACCAAAACCTGTTGTCCGAGAGGATGTCAGACCTGATTTGAATATGGATTACTTGTCGCCGCTTGAGGTGCCTGAATCCGTTAAAAAAGATGGATTTTCTTACGCCTGGGTTCGAAAAAGCGCAGGGGGCGAAGATGATTTCCGCGTGGAAGAAATGGCGCAAAGGGGATGGACGCCGGTTCCTGCCGAACGCTGTGTTCAGTTGTCTCTTGATCCTTTGAATCGCAATCCATTGTCAAAAAACTTTGTGTGCTACAAAGACGTTCTGCTCATGGAAAGACCTGCTGCTTTTTCAGAGCGGGAGAATCAGATTTTGCAGAAAACCAACAGACAGCGCATCAATTCCCTCAGAGGCGTTCAGGATGATTTGAGAGGGTTTAATGAGGGGTTAGCCCAGCTGGGGACATTTTGATGTCCACCTATCAAAATCTGTCTTTTAGTACGAATCTTGATCTATCCTGGGCAATCCCCTACACAGGCGGATCGGTGGTGTGTGATATCAATGATTTGAATCCCACCGTGGGCGGACTCTACGTCATGCTTCCGTTCGCATCATCCGTAAGTCCGGGGGCGGGATTTGTCATCAACAATATTTCAACGCATTCTTTTACAGTGATGGATGTGGCAACCGACACTGTGGCGACCTTTGCGTCAGGAGATGTCAAATATTTGTATCTGGTCGACACCGCCACCGCGCAAGGTCAATGGCGCGTAGTACCGTGGGGAGGGGGAACCAATGCCATTACGGCCTTGACGGCCCAAAGCTCCGATACCTCACTCACCATTACCAATGGGGAAATAACTCCCCCTGGCGGAACAATCAATTTTCAACTGCCTGCCTCTCTCACCAGTTTAAAGGGAGTGAGCGTTCAGGGATTGGTAGCCGCTCTCATTAACAGCGGTGTTTTGACCTTTAGCTCTGTTGTTTTAGCAGGAGACGGCAGTAATATTAGTGTGACCAATCCTGATGGATCAGGGGGAAACCCCACCATTTCTCTAACTCCCACTGTGGCGGTGACCTCTGTTGCCGTGACAGGGATGACCCTGGACACCGATGGAATTACCGCCCAGAGTACCCCAAACAGCGGTAATCTGGTGTTAAGTTCAGGGGGGACCAATGGCGTGATTAACCTGAACGGACTCACCATTACGCAAGCAGGAAGATCTCCTTTCATCCCTAAAGCCTGGTGCTGCTTTAAAGAAACTTTAGGCACTGTTGTGTTTCAGGATGGCCAAGGCGTCTCCAGTGTGACCAAAATCAGTACGGGAAAATATCAAATTGCTTTTACGACGCCTATGGTTGATACCCATTACGGTTTTGCTTTTGGCGTACAATCAGGCGTTCTCACAACCGACAAGCTCATGAATGCCATGATGATGACGCGTCTCACCACATCTTGCACTCTCCAGGTGATGGATGTGGACACAACGCCCGTCACAGTGACGCAGGGTATTTCTGTGTTCATTTTTTCATCTACATCCTGATATTTTTCTGTGGATAACCTGTGGATAAATCTGTTGATAACTTTATCACACTTTGTTACAATAATCGTACGTCAGGCACGAAGACGTTAACACGAGTCCGGGTTATTAAAGGAAAGATGTTGATCCTTTAGCAAGGGGAATCCCCGATTGTCCGTCCCGCAATCAAATTGACCGCCAGGTCGCGTCAGGCGCAAAGACGCTAAAACGAGCCGCTTGTCAAAAACATCCTCTTTGACAAGGAAGTCATCTCGCTATCCACTTCATAGCGTTATCAGCGTGAAGATCGCTGTGTCAGGCACGAAGACACTAAAACAAGTCCGGGTTGATTCGTCCCACCCCACGATTCAAAAAATTTTACATAACTTTTTTATAAAGAGGTTTTCTCATGGCTTATGGCACCAATGCGCCTTTTGGTCTGCGCCCTCTCCAATCGATTCACGGGGGGAGCTGGACGGAAAAGACCAATCAATATTATATCTCCGCGAGCGCCGATGGCGCGGCAACCTATGGAACCAGTCTTTTTACAGGCGATCCCGTGATCTGGAATCCCGTAGCCGCCAACCAGGGCGGCGGAACCATTGCAAGGTATGGATTTAACGGTAATGGTAGCAATGCCGGCAACGCCATGTCTGTTCTGGGTGTTTTTATGGGGTGTGAATATATACTTCCCACAGGTGTTCTCATCAAATCCCCCTATTGGCCTGCGGCAACGGCCGTGTATGCCGACACAAAAATCAAGGCATGGGTACTTGATGATCCCGATGTCGTTTATGATATTCAGGTCTCCACCTGGACAAACGTCTTGAATGACGCCCGATTCACCTACGCCCACATAGGTCAAAACTTCGGCTTTGGACTTGGCGGTGGCGGCGCAAACCTTGTTCCCCCAAACCCTACCAATGGCAATACCTTAACGGGTCAGTCAGGGGTTTATCTCGCCAAAGTTTTTTCAGCAAACGATACTCACATTGTGGCAACCCTACCTTTGAAGGTAATCGGTTACACCCAGGATCCCAATAACCTCAATAACCCGATCAGCTATACAGCGGACGCCACAACCCAGCCTTTTTTGAATGTGATGGTTCAACTGAACAATCACACCTACAGGGCAGGTTCTTTGGGCGTTGTTGCGGCTTAATGAAAAAGGAATTTAGAAAATGATTAATACCGGTCAAATAGCCCAGCTTTTACGCCCTGGTTTGAAAGCTCTCTTTGGACGCATGCCCTCTTATCCTGAACAATGGACGGATATTTACACCACGTACGAATCGGACAAATATCAGGAATTTGACGTTGAGATGAAATTTTTAGGTCCTGCCGACATTAAAAATGAAGGTCAGCCTATTTCATCGGACACCATGGGGCAGCGGATTCTCACCACGTACGTTCACAAAAGGGTGGGATTGTCTTTTACAATTACGTTGGAAGCCATTGAGGACAATCTCTATCAACAGCAATTTCCTCAGCAGGCGGTGGCGTTGCGGGATTCTTTGCGCGTCACCAAGAATATTCTGGGTGCAAACGTTTTGAACAATGCTTTCAATGCTGCTTATCCGATCGGAGATGGTCGTCCTGTTTGTTCAGTCAGTCATCCTATTGACGGAGGCGTTTATGTGAACACTTTGGCAACTCATGTGGACTTGTCAGAGGCAGGTTTGGAACAGGTCATCATCGCCATTCAGAAAATGCCCATGCAAAGCGGTATTTTGGCGCAGGTCATGGCAAAAAGGCTGATCATTCCACGGGAATTGCAGTTTACGGCAGCGCGTATTCTGAAATCAGAATTCAGGACAGGCTTCCTGACTGTATCAAATGCTGCTCCTGATATTGTGGGTGGTGTTGCACCGAATGACATTAACGCGGTGTATAACGGAAATTACATTCCTGAAGGCTATCGCGTCAATCAGTTCCTCACATCCTCGGATGCCTGGTTCATCATCACCGATGCTCCTCATGGCATGAAGCATTTCCAAAGGTCGCCTGTCAAGTCAGATACGTATGTTGACTTTGCCACCGACAACGTGATGGCAAAAGCGACAGAACGATACTCCTTCGGATGTTCCAACCCACGGGGTATTTTTGGTGTGGCAGGAACAGGCGTAACTCCTGTTTAAAGAAAGGTGCTGATCATGTCACGATCAAAACGCAACTGGATACAGGGTGCTATCAAGAAACGGGGGGCTCTTCACGGGGCTCTTCATGTTCCCGAAGCAAAGGTCATCCCTGTAGCCAAATTGGACAAAGCAGCTCATGGGAAAAGCCCTCTTTTACGAAAGAGGGCTCACCTTGCTTTGACCCTAAAAAAAATAAACGACAAGAAAAACTGATCTTTTCTGTCAAGGAGACACGCAGATGACCACGTCAGGGACGTACAATTTTCTGTCTGTCAAGGTAGAGCTTCTCATTCGGGAAGCGTTTGAACGCATTGGCATTCCCGGTGAAATGGTGGAATACCAGAAGCTGGATTCCGCCATGCGTTCTCTTAATTTCATGTTTTCTCACTGGATGGCGCGAGGCGTGAATTTGTGGACATTGGAAACCGCTTTCATCCCGCTTGTCCCTGGTCAAAAGCAATATACGCTTCCTCCTCAAGTCAAAAATTTGACGCAGGTGAGTCTCCGCACATCCTGGCGACAGTTGGGAGGAACAGCGTTATCCACAGGGGGGGGGGACGCAGCCCATGCTTTTGACGGCGATTGGAAGACCGCTTGCACGCAAACAGCCACGGGGATAATCAAATATGATTATGGCGCAGGTAATCTTCAGACGATCACGTTCATGGGAATTCAAAGCAATGTGAGCGTCAATTGTATCATCACGGTGGGTGCCAGTGTGAACGGCGTGGATTTTCTTCAACTCATGCAAATTCCTCTCCAAACATATCCCGTCATCAATTACGAGAGTCAGACATACGGATTAACGCAATGGTTTGAGATTCCCAATCCGGGGGCTTACAAAGCCTACTCTATAACGAATCTTAGCCCCCCTAATTTGCTCAATGTGCAGGAAATCTATTTCAACAATATGGTTCAGGATACGCCTCTTTCGGAAGTCAGTCGTTCCGAGTATTTAGCCTATCCCATGAAAGATCAGACAGGTCGTCCCACCTGCTATTATCTGGATCGCCAAATCATCCCCCAGCTTTATCTGTGGCCGGTGCCATCCTCTCTTTACAACTGCCTGATGATTTCTTACGAAAAGATGCTTCAGGATGTGGGAACGGTGACGAATACCCTTGAGCTTCCGTCCCGTTTTTACGAAGCCCTGATCTGGGGACTGGCGCACAGAATGGCGTGCAAATATGCGCCTGACAAAAACAACTATGCCAAGCAATACGAAGAAGAAACGCTTTCTATTGCGATGAGAGATGATACGGAAAGAACGCCTATTTCTATTTACGGAGACGTGAATGGCTAAACAAACTGTCAAGATTCTCAATCTTCAGGGGGGCGGCATTCGCGGCTATATGTCCGCGACTTTTCTAGCCAGATTTTGCACACAGGCGGGAATCAACACTAATCAGCTTTACAATGCTTTTGATTTGATTACAGGAACGTCCATTGGGGGAATTCAGGCATTGGGATATGCCAATGGGAAAAGTCCATCCGATCTGTTGGGATATATGAACGCGAATGCACAAACGATTTTTGCCCCTTACCTAACCCCTGCCATTGGACCCTCTTACTCCACAACAATGTCAGCCTTGGGCATTTCCCGCAATGCCTATCTTCTCTATGTCTTATCAGGGCTGTGGACGACACCGCCTTTTTACGGCTACAATTTTTCTTTCACCCCTTCTACACCTCCTGGCGCAATTTCAATGTATTCTCTGTATAGCAATACAGGATTGAAGACCGTTTTGACGGATGCTCTGGGCAGCGGAACGCTTTTGTCTGATTTACCGGGGAAGGTCATCATTACGTCATGGGATATTGATGAAAGCATCCCTGTCCTTTTTTCAAATATTACAAATTTTCCTTCTTTATTAACGGGAGGCAATCAAAACGCCGTGAATGTGGGACTCTGTACCAGTGCCGCCCCTTTGTATTTTCCCATTGTCACCATGAGCGGACACCAATACATCGATGGGGGTGTGTTTCAAAATAATCCTGTGGAAACAGCTTTTTCTGTGGCGCGTCAACTGTATCCCACCGCTACCCGATTTTGTATTTTGTCTGTTGGAACGGGAACGAGCAATTTTCCCATATCTTTCAGTACGGCTTCTTACATGCCTTCTTACAATGCTCAGTATACACAGTATCTTTCCAATAGTGTGTTTATTCCGGGGCCTCAACAGGCCGCCCAAAACCAGATGGCGTTTGATGCCCAGGACTTCTACGGTAATGATATTTTCACCTATCAGTTTCAGTATCAGTTTCAAACGGGTCAGGACGCCTCCCTGGACAATCCTGACAGCACCAATTTAACTGCTTTAGCAGGCTATGCGAATGCTCAATACGATGCGGATGCTGTTCAAATTGCTAATTTTATTGCCCATTTTAATGCAAACTTGCCATGAAATATACGCCTGTTGGTTATACCGATCCGTTTTTGTCGCCTGTCAGCGGACAATTAGCGTCTTACCTACAGCTTCCTGATCTTGACAGGGGAAGCCTCTGGGTCGGCAATGGTCAGGGCAGAGCGGCTCCCTCTCTCAAACTCATCGATTTAAGAGTAGATGTTGATTTTCTCATTGATGAAGTCAATACATTGAATCAGGAAGTCGACACCTTGAATGAGGAAATGGAGCAGGTCATGGATGGCCCGCTCATTGTTCAGACCCCGGCGGCTATTTTCCCCAATGCTCAGGCTTTGAGTACTCTGGCTCAGACTGTGACGGCTCCTTTGGGTGCCATGGTCAAAGTGTATAACTCCGTCTTGTATGCGGCCACTCCTGAAGTGGATTATTTGACTGAAGTCCCGTCAACAAATATCAACTCAGGAAGTGCTCCGGGAAGAGGACTCAGCATCTCAGGCTCTCCCTTTGAGCCTGGCGGCACAGTGACATTAACCCTTGATTCTTCTCTTCAAAATCTGGCGAGTTTATCGTCCCTGGGACTCGTTGTCTTTACAGGATCGTCTTCCTGCTCAACAATCGCCCTGCAAGCAGGCACAGGCATCACTGTTTCAAATGGAAGTGGCGTAGCGGGGAATCCTGTGATTACCCTGAGCAATGTAGGAACGGCAGGCACTTACGCCTATCCTTCAAGCCTCACCACGAATGCTCAGGGGCAGGTGAGTAGCATTACGGCAGGGACGGCTCCCGTGACCTCCGTAGGTGTTACGACCACAAGCGCAGGACTCAGCGTATCAGGCTCTCCTGTGACCAGTTCGGGTATCATATCATTGACGCTTGGATCAGAATTACAAGGACTTTCTTCATTATCCGCTAATGGAATAGTGACGAGAATCAATAATGGCACATATACGACAAGAACTTTGAGTGCAGGAAATGGTATAGGAATTGCATATCCTGACGGTGTGGCTAATAATCCACAAATTTATTTGAGTGGCGGCTACCCTAGTGGGTCTTATAGCTGGCCAGTGGCAATCAGCATCAACAACACAGGACAGGTCACGAGTGTTATAACGGGGACAATTGTTCAATACGTAACAGGCACAACCAATCAAATCAATGTGACAGCATCTTCTACGCCTGTCGTTTCAATAGCAAACAACCCGATTATCCCTGGTACGGCATCAATAACGCTTCCCGTTGGCACTGTAGCACAACGTCCCAGTTCTCCTTTATTTGGGATGATACGGGCTAATTCAGATTCTTCTGTCTGGGAAGCCTATATCGGCTCAGGCTGGAAAACTTTGAATACGTCAGGAGGAACCGTCTCGTCCGTAGGCATCAGCGGGAGTACAGGACTTTCAGTTTCAGGGTCGCCGATCACGTCAAGCGGCACAATCTCTCTTACTTTGGGCAGTGAATTACAGGCATTGTCAGGCTTGTCTGTCACGGGCATCATCGTCCGTACAGGATCAGCAAGTTACACACCCAGAACTCTCACGGCAGGCACAGGCATTAATATTGCCAATCCTGATGGCGTGGCGGGAAATCCAACTATCAGTCTTGGCACTGTTCCCATTGCGAATCTTTCTGGCTATCCTGGCACATCAACACAACTTTTACGAGGAAATGGCACGTGGGCAACGCCATCTCTCAGCGACTTCAATCCCCCTGCCAGTGGATCAACAATCAATTTCAACAATGCCACCATTACGAATTTTGGGAATTCGTCAAACACTTTGACTCTCAATGGATCGACTGTATATGCAAATGGAGCTTTCGCAGTGAGTGGCAGTTATGCCACTTCTCTGGGAGGAACACTGGCTGTGACAGGGGCAACTACCTTGAGTAACAACCTCACAGTCAGCGGCAACTACTCCACTTACCTCGGCGGGACACTGAGCGTGGTAGGCATAACCTACTTGAACGGTGGACTCATTGCTAACACAGGCTGTATTTTTACAGGCGGGGTTACCTTGAACAACACGCTCACAGTCAGCGGCAATTACGCGACCTCCCTCGGCGGTACTCTTGCTGTGACAGGAACCACCACCTTGAGCAGCACGCTCACTGCTAGCGCAGGCGTTGTTGTTGGTAATACACTGTTTCCACCAACAGGTGGAATTTATGTGACCTCCGTCATTGGAACTTCTGTGATAGGTTTTGCCTACTACAAATTATCGGGGACGAGTGCCGTCACTGGCTATTGGTCATCGTCTGGACTTCCTTTGTCCATCCAGTGTACAAATGCCATTGCTGCTGTTGAATTTGAAGCCACCTCATCCATCAAAAAGAAAAATATTTTAGAAAATAGGGACAGCTTTCAAGATGAATTGGTGAACAAATTCGATTCTCTTGATTTTGTCAAATATGAATGGAAGGATAAACACAAAGAAGGAGCAGGCGATTACTTCGGATATATCGCCGAAAATGTTGCCGAACAGTTCCCCTCTTTGGTGAATCTCGATCATCTGGAATACGCACCGAGCATTATGAAAATGGCGACTTTGAAAGTGATCGATTCCGCCACCTGTGAAATTTCCTTTGAGGAAGATGTTGACATTCCTCTCGATGCCAAAATCAAATTTTTACGTCCTGATGATCAAAAAGAATGGGAAGGCGTGGTTGTGACGGAAGACAATCCTCATACCTATGTCCTGTCTGTGGAAAGGGAGGGACTTTCCGATGGTGAGATTTTTGTCTATGGCACTTACGAAAAAGTTCCTCTTGTCTCCAAGACAAGGTTTCATGATATGGTTGCGGCCAGAATGAGAATCTTGATTGACGAGGTCAACCTTCTGTCTCAAAAGGTTAGCAGACTGGAAGCACAAAGGACGTAAAAAACGTGTTTTTTTCAGCAGACATGCTATAGTGAAACAAGATTCTATTCATTAAAAAGGAGAGTAAAAAAAATGGCTCAGGTTGTTCCGAATTACGCAGGTCAAAAAGCAGTGGGAGCGTTGCAGATCGATATGACTGCAATTTACCAGGCAGGTCAGGCGATTTTTTCTTACACAGGACAGTCCACAGACCCCTACTATGTAAACGGCTTGGCAATCATGAACCAGATTTTGGCTCTCTTGCCAACGGATATTGCCACTCTTCAGGCACAAGTCCCCACTTCTGCCGAAGTGGACACCAACGCTGAAACACAGTAAAAGGATTGTCCCATGTCTGTTCTCTCTCCCTCTTTGGAGGCTCTAAAAAAAGTATCGTCTCTCCATACGTCCCTGCAATTTGCCCTGCAAAAAATAGAAACAGGAAAAGATGTCTATACGCCTCATATGATTGACAAGGCTATGGCGTTTTTCAATTACAGCGGCGATTGTACCGAAGACTACGAAAAAGTGGGTCTTGAGGTGAAAGCGTTTTTTGACGATTTGTTGACACAAATACAGGACGTGACCGATCAAATTGACGCACGCTTGCAACAATGATCAAGACATATACGTATCCTTTAATAAATTATCTCACCTATAGTAAGGCTGGTTTTTTTCACGTGGTGACTAATCCAAATGCGACGATCAATATAGGCATTCAGTGTACGACGTCAAATTCTGCTTCAACAAACTATCCCTATCTATATATTAATGGCGTTTTGGGACTATTCAATCCACAAGACGCAAACTGGTATTTACTATTTCCACCCATTACTTTCAATGACAGCTCCTTACCTCCAGTCGGTTACAGTTTGGGTCTTGCAGGCGGTATTTCTGCAATCCAGTTGATGCCTCAGTGGGATGTTTCTAGCGAAAATAATGGTGTTTACACCATGACTGTCTGTGAGTATTACAACCCGGGGTAAAATGATTAAGACATATACATATTCTGGGATTACAGAAAACAATTACGATACTCTTCCCTATTACCATATTGTTAAAAATCCAAATGCTCTTTTAAGTTTGGGACTTATATGCACCTATAGAGATTTATGGCAGAGTGGGGAGGAATATAGCATTTGGTTTTCTTTTGACAATGTAAGCTGGTTTCTCTTTAAAGTTTATCCTGCTTTAGAGGCACCTATTTACTTTCCAAACAATACGCAATTTTTGTCTTTAGGGTCTTCAGTTCAGGGCATTCAAGGAATTCAAGTCTTGCCTTCTCATGAATCTACAACAAATGAACAAGCTATGTACACCATGACCGTGTGCGAGTATTACAATCCCCAATGAGCTATCCTTTTGTCATCCCTCGCAGTGCCATTATCAGCAATATTTCACTTCCTGCGGTTCAAGTTTTCAAAGATTCAACGTACTCTTGCTGGCTGGATGCCATTCGTCTTGTCAATCAAACCAGCAATCCTATTATGGTGACGCTTTCCGTCATTAGATCATCGGTGGAAACCATTTTCCAACCTCCACTGACTCTTCAGGCAAATAGTGTGGGATATGCCCAGATGGACGCGCCGTATTGGATGGAAGCGGGGGATGCGCTGTATGCCTATTCTGATTCAGCATCCAATTCTTTTAACGCTTTTATTACGTATCGACAACTCCAAGAAATCACTACTTCGTAAAAATCTTGATTTGATGATGAGAATATTTTATTGATTTGTCATCTGTACTCAGTAACTATGAACAGATGAGACTCAACCCATCCCCCACAGGATGTGGTTGAGTTTGCTGATTAATGCCTGAACTCCTTCCACAGGGCGGCCATCAGGGTCACCGGTGTCCACAGGGGCAGGCGAGGACGATGTCCAATTAAAGCTGTTGAGTTCTTCTGTGAGTCTTTGGGGGAGGGGCACAGGATTTTCCTGAAAAGTGTAAAAATCAGAATCAGGTTGAGGCAATCGGGGTTCTTTCACAGGAGTGGGATCAGCCTTGACCGCAGGAGGTCGCAATTGTTCTTGCGGTTGGTCAACAAAAGGCTTTCCCTTGTAAAAACCTGTCCATACAAGCCGATTCCCCCGCCATTCCATTTGCTTGACCAGGTCTTTGCGGTTGAAGACAAAATCGGACTCGTCACAAATCCCTAAAGCCTGTGGATGACGGGGATCAATTCGGGCGTAACGGGGCTGCCATTTCATGAATTGCCATCCTTGTGAGACACCGTGTTGATTTTTTTCCAAAGCCTTTTGATGGTATATTTCCGTTCGTAAGTGTAGCATGGCGGGAAAACACAGGGAGCCCATGGCGAAGGATTACATCCCTGCTCTGTGCCTGTTTCGGTTTCTTCAAGGATGGTTTCTTCGCCTTGTTTCAACGCTTCATCATTTCCCCAATCTTTCATCATATCAAATTCTCCTTGAGATAAAGCTCACGATACCATTGCGTATCCTGATAAGAGGGCATTCTTTTGAGAATATTCGTGATGGCTTTTTTACTTCGGGCGGACTCCTCAAAAATCGTGAACAAAGAAGCGCTACCCACGAGCAGATAACGGGATGTTGCACCTAAATCTTGCACTGCCGCATTTGTCAGCACCATGAGCGGAATAGATTTAAAAATGCCCAACGGTAGAGTCGTCAAGTCAGAACACGAAAGAACGCGAGAGAGATACAGATTGACCGCCGCACCTGTGCCAAAAGAAATCGCCGTCAGCGGATAGGTGACAGGAGCAGGCACACCAAGCGGGCAAAGATATTCTTGCCACATCCGAAAGTAAGGAAGGCAGGTGGGCAATGTAAAAAGTATCGAAGGGATGGCTTTGAAGGTTAGCCAAAAATCATGATAATCTGGATTGTTGCCACATCGTGGAAGAGAAATGATTTTCTCGTTTTTGTCCACAATATGGCGATAAACCATATTGACTTCTTTGTCAGTCAGAGCATCTACCACATGACCAATATGTCCATGACGAGAGTTTTCAGAAAACTCCTGATAAATATCGTTGCCCATTCTGACAAGATTGAAATACTGGTTCAAAATCAAAAACGGAGCAAGAGTTGCAGAGAAAGTATAATAATCGTCCCATCCTTTGTTGCCTGAGTCCATATGATGCTGATTTTCCACAGAAAACAGATAGTAGGCAGGCAATACGGAGCTTACGGCAGAAATAGTTTTCCACTGGAATCCTGTTTCATCTTCTTCTTGATCCATGTTGAGCAAAATGGTTTCTGCACCATAGATCGTTCCTGTGGCAATCATCGCAAGTGTCATATTGTAAGAATAGTCAGGAGCGTTTTCAGCGACATACTCCAAAAACACAGGAATCATGCCATTGGCAACTCCAGCTCCCAACAAAACAGTTCCTCCAATGCGAGCATATTTACGCCATACTGACTCTGGTGGTCTCACTTTGTACTTTTGGAAAGTATACGTATGAAACTTGCTATTGAAATATTCTTCCAAAGGCATCTCCAGTAACTCATTGCGCGGGGGGACTTGATTGACCTGGACATGTTCGACCGCCTCATTGTCTTCCACAATCTGAGGACGGGATTGATGCCGCGAGAAAATCCCGCCTGCTAATACGGGGGACGCGATCAAAGAAGCAATCACAAAGTAAGCAATCAATTTGTTCATCATCATAGCGTTTATCCAAAGAGTGATAAAATCAGAAATACTGTAACCATTATCAGGCATACGGATAAAATATTATCCATTTTCATGATTAGGTTGTTTGAGGAGCAGGAGGTGTAATTTTTTCTTCTTCATTCACCACATCATCCACCACTTTACGGCCTTCTTCTTCCCAGAACAGAACGGGAATATTGCAGGCGGGTAACAAGAAGCAAAGAACAAGACAAAGAATTTTCATTTTTTTCCTCTTTTGTAACACAAATGAATCCACGTTCATTATATCCTCGATCATGTCCCCTGCAAAGCGTTTGATCTCATGATTTTTTTTGAAAAATCATGTAAAATAAAAACGTAACATCAGACAGGAAAAGCCGCCATGGCGATTACATATCAAGAGCTTGCAATACAAATCACCAACTACTCGCGTAAAAGCAGTACGGATACGACCTTTACAACCATGATCCCCTATTTTGTGAATATGGGCATGGAGCGTATTTATCGGGAAGCGCAAGACATTGGAACACACAAGATCGCGAATATTTCTTTTTCTACAGGAAACAACAGTGCATTCAAACCTGCTAACTGGAGCAAAACGATTGCCTTTTACTATGGAACGACTGAAAACGCAGAAGTCAAAAAAACCATGCTTTTTGAGCGATCTTACGAATTTTGTCAGGCGTGGTTGGTGGACGATGCTATCATCCAGGCACCCCCGCAATTTTACGCCGATCATCCTGATGAGCCTTATGGCAAATTTTTTATCGCACCTGCGCCTGATCAGAATTACGTTGCAAAACTGGTTTACGTTTCGCTCCCTCCCTATATTACTGTTGATAGTAATGGCGGTGTAGATAATGGCGTAGACGCATCATGGGTTTGTCAACGCGCGCCCTCCCTCATTTTTTACGCCGCTTATCTGGAAGCCTTGACCTATATGGGAAAAACAGAAGATATTCCCGCTTTTGAAAACCTTTACAATCGCGCCTTGCAAAGCGTTAATTTGCAAACAAAACAGCGATCCGTAGACAGAACCGCCGATCGGGAGCAAAGCTGACATGAGCAAGCAATCCCGTTTGTATCCTTTACTCATGAAGCCCGGCATTCAGCGGGACGGCACGTCTTTTCAGTCGGATTATTGTATTGACGGGCAATGGATGCGGTTTCAAAGGGGAAAACCTCGAAAGATAGGGGGATACGCGGCGATTCAGGGCAAAGCCTACGATCCTGCCGTCATTAATCTCATGACTTTTTCCTCTCAGGGCGATGCTTTTTGGGCGGTCAACCAGAAAGGAGAGAATGAAAGCGGGACTGTGTTTATTTATCAGGGAAGCGAGATGTTCCTCAATTCTTTCACCTTTGGCAATGCCAAAGGAGGTTATTGGCTCATGGAAGCTCCTGTTTCCTATAAGGGAGCGCCCCATTTTCTGATGAATTATGTGAGGGACTGGAGTGATATCCTCTCAGGCGCCGCTTGTCAGCTTTATCTTGTTCCCCTGATAAAAAGCTATGTCATGACAGGGGACGAACAGATCAAACTAGACATCAAAGACGCAAACGATCAGCGTCTCAATCTGAATGGTGGCATGCGTCTGGTGCCGCCTTTTTTGTTTGTATGGGGAATGGAGGGGGCGGTGGCGTGGTCAGATGTCAGAGATATTAAAAATTTTAATATACAAAATGAGAATGACACCAGCACACCGGGCCTCATCAGAATTTCCAATGACAAAGTCATTCAAGGGCATCCTATTCGGGGCGGAGCGCAATCGCCTGCCATCTTGTTTTGGACAATGAATTCTTTAGTGCGCCTTTTGAATGTCAGTCCTGATTCTTACGATTTCAAAGTAGATGTCATCTCAAAAAATGTTTCCATCCTGTCCCGTTTGAGTGTGGTCGAGTACGATGGTCTTTTCTTCTGGCCGGGGACGGATCGTTTCTTTGTTTACAATGGCACTGTGCAGGAAGTCCCCAATACCTTGAACCTGAACTGGTTTTTTGATCATGTGGATATGACGCGCCGTCAGCAGGTGGTGGGCGTTCGTAATCAAAAATACGGCGAGATCTGGTGGTTTTATCCCGACAAGCGAGACAACAAGCCCTATAACACCCGCGCCGTCATTTACAACAAGCGGGAGAATACCTGGTACGACACCAAAATTAATCGGGACGCCGCCTGGTATGACGATGCGAGTGGAGTGATGTTTGCTGCGGGTCAAAAACTGGCTGAAAATGGCAAATGGCAAGTGTGGCAGCATGAGCAAGGTACGGTGGAGCAAGATTATGAACGAAATGTGTTTCCCATTCCCGCATCGTTGCAAACCCCTGTGATTTCCTGGGCTTCTGTGGGACCTCAGAAAGAAGATATTGGACTGGATCGCCAACTCATTCTCACACGCCTTGAACCTGATTTTAAGATGGAAAAAGGATTTCCTGAAGAATCCGCTCTTCCATCTGTCACTGCATCCATTCAAATAAAACAATATGCCCAAGATAATGCAGTCTCTCAACCATTAGGAGTCATAACGTCTACAACGAATATTCTTAGTGCCAATATTGCGGGACGACAAATGAGTCCCGTTTTTTCTTCCAATGACCATTTTGAGATGGGAAACATTTTGTTGCAATTTGATATAGGTCCCGAACAATGAATGTGGTCTATCCTCGTTATATTTCGTTGCGCGACTGGACATCACGACTGATTGCCGACTTTCAGGAAGAGCAGCTTCCTTTGCTGGACAATGAAAACACTTGGGAAGAATGGGCAACCACTGTGGCAGGAACAGGTATTTTTGAACGAGCCGGCGTTCCTGCTCCCTTCACCATTGAACAGGGCGAAAAAAAATCTCTTTTTTCCTCATGGGAAATTTGGGCAGAAGTCGTTTATATGCTAATATTTGAAACACAAATCACAGAAAAAACAGGACAATCCTCATGAGCTATCCCTATCCCCCTCTCAGTTTCGATCCTTACGCTTCTCAAGGGAATGGCGATCCCTATGCCCCTCAAAATATGCCAGATCGCATGAGTATGCCTGATGACGAAGAAACACCAAATGTCCCCTATATGATGGATCAAATGGACGGCAGCCCCTATGGAGCGAATGCGGAAGCCTACGCAGAGGGCGGACGAGTTGGAGGCAATGCCCCCTTATCGCCTTTAGCCCAAATGTTGCAAGAACAGGGACAACACGGGGACACGATCCTCGCCCACATCAATCCTTTGGAAGCCATGATGCTCAAATCAATGGGTGGCAGTGGCACGATCAATCCCCGAACAGGATTGCCACAATATTTTTTGGGGAAGATTGGCAAGTTTTTTAAAAAAGCTCTTGGTCCCGTGGGTGGGGCGATCCTCGGCAATATGATTTTACCTGGAGCAGGAGCTTTGATCGGCGGCGGGATTGGGGGGATGTTTGGACATCCCAATCAACGTATGGGACCATTGGCTGGAGCTGGTGTGGGTGCTTTTGCACCGATGGCCATCAATGGTCTCGGTGGACTGATGTCAGGTGCGGGAGCAACAGGTATGGGCGGCGGATTGTCTTCTTTGGCAGGGCAGACCGCTAATCCCCTGACATCTTTTTTGATGCCAAACATGGTCTCTGGCGGTGGCACCGCCTCTCCCTTTTCTCTATCCTCTCTCATAGGAGGTGGAAATGCTGCCTCTGCCTCAACACCATTTTCCATGAATCCGGTCGCCCAGCTTTCGTCAACACTTGCTCCTCAAAGCACTGGATCCAGTCCCGGCTTTTTAGCGTCTCTCCTGGAAGGAGCGGGTGCTAAAGGGGCAACACCAGGGCAACAGACAGGAAGTTTTTTTGGGCAGTTCTTGCAGCCTCAAAACGCCTTGTCGGCCTTTATGGTGGGGAATTCTCTCCTCAATCCGCCGCCCTCTGTGGAAAAGCAGTACAAAGCCCAATATATGGCTCAAGCAAATGCTCAAAAATATCTTGAGGATCAGTTGAATGAACCGGAGCGTGTGCGTCAGAAAGCGCGACTCGATCGCGAGGTGGAGCGAGAAAAATGGGAGCCGTTAGCCGAATCGGCCGATGATTTTGAAACGGAACAGGTCTCTCCCGAAGAATACGAGCGCAGCGGCAAGTGGTTTCGTAAATACAAAAAGGACAAACAGGGGCAACGGGTCGAGGTTCCTTATGCCCACGGCGGCTTTGTGGGGTACCTCAGAGGGGAAAGCGGTGGACAGGATGATCGCATTCCCGCATGGCTGTCTGACGGCGAGTATGTCATGGATGCCAACACTGTTTCGGCTCTGGGGGACGGCAACAATCCCGCCGGCGCTCAAAGACTGGACGCCTTCCGCAAGAAGCTTTTACAGCATAAGGGTATGAAAGGGTTTCCGCCAAAAACGAAACCTTTGGAAAAGTATTTTCACTAAAGGAATAACGCAATGGGTCTTACCTCTCAACAATTGGCAGATCTCAGGAAACAGGCAGAAATTTACCGGGATGTGAATAAGCCCCAAGCGGTAGTTCTGCCTGATAAACTCAAACACGCCCTTCAGCTTTTATCCGATAAAAAACGCTCCCTTCTGAATTTGCCTTTACCTGTTTATCCGGGGCAGATAAAAATCACGCCCCCCCCTGAATCCGTACAGGCAAGAAAATGGCAAGACAAATACATCAAGCGCGGATATCCTTATCAAAACTTGATTCAGCAATTAGGTTCAGGCTCTTCTGATGAAGAAATAGCAGGTCAACGATCTTTTCAGGATCAACTGCTCAACGATATGTTCGAACGGCAGCAAAGTTTTGGACAAAACTATATCAACAAGTATGGCATCAATGCTGATCGGATCAACGATGAATTAAGTCGATTACGGGGAGTCTCGTCAGAAAAGCTGGCACCTTTGGCACAAGATGCTGCCAATCAGGATTTTGATCGCCGAGGTCAATTTGCACAATTGATGAAAGCGTTACAGGAACAAAAACTGGGCCGCCGTCAAAGCCGCGTTGATGAGTTGCAAAAACTGGCGCATGTGAAAAAATATCATGAGAAAAAAGGATTTGAAGCTCAAAAGAATGAATATGAAGAACAGGCAAGACATCCGTGGAAACAAATTGCTTTGTTTGAAGAAGAAATGAAGCCCATCATGGGCATTACCGACCAAAGCCCTCCCGAAATGCAAACATATGCAGGGATAATTGCTGATACGGCTAAAAATGCCGTCAACCAACCTTACGCCGCTTATAAAGGACAGCGTGTCGCACCACTTCCTGAAGATTTGACAAAAGCCCAGAGCTTTGCAGGCAAATTGACAGGATCAGGCATTTCCTTGAAACCGATCAAAAACGAAATTTTAGCAGTAGAAAACAATGGAAACAAATTAGCCGACTTTATTCATCCGTATATTCAGAACCAATCGGCTGATCTTGAAAAACAGATGGAAAAAAGATTACCCCGTGAGTTAGAAAAAATATCGGTGAAATACGCCAGATTGGGGCAACACGGGTCTATCCAGCACACAAACGCCGAAAAAAATATGATTCAGGATATGCTCAAAAGTGTGGCACAAGGACAACATTCTCTTGTAGGTGAAGGGTATCAAAGAGCCTTATCGGACATTCAGGGGCAGCAAGCTCGCCGTATGCAGAATTTAGCTCTCACAGGTGAAGCTAAAGAGCAGAAATTCAGGCAGAATCTGGATGCCCTGCGCGCTTATCGCCGTAGAGGAACGAAGGACTTTTTGAAAGAACAAAAAGGATTCAATGCGGCTTATAATGATTACAAGCGTCAGGATGAAGCCAAATGGCCTCATCGCAGGCGCGAGATGATTCTGTCACCTGCCTCTATGCCCATTATTGAAAGGAGAGCCAGATAATGTATACTCAACAGGGATTCAGGCGTTCTTTTCCTCGGACATATCGTGCAAAAGATGACGAGGACATGTTGAACAAATCTCGTGAACTGTATAAAAACTTGCAAGCAAGTCCTGGCGGATGGCAAACACGCGCCTTGCAGGGACAATCCCAGCAACTGAAACGACGCCTGGGAGAAACGGAAAAATCTTTCAGGGAAAGCGCCGTCGAATATGAACGGCGTATTCGGGAAGGCGAGGATGCCCGAAGCCTGTTGGGATCGCAGCTGGATGATTCAAAAATAGAGTATGGCGGTCTACAGCGCCGCTATGGTGATTTAGAATCGCAGGTCAATCAGAGAAACAAAGAAAGAGAAGACAAACGCAGGGCGTTTCAGGAAAACTATGACAAAGACTATATTGAAAAGCAGCTGCTACCTGTGGTCAGAAAAAAATATCCTAAAGCTGATTATGCTCAAAGCTATGATCATTAT